TCCTTCCACGCTTTGTCAAGATTGTCGGCAACGTGCTGGAACCCAGCAATCAAAGACTCAATATCTGGCTCGTCCCAGTTGCCCGTCTTGTAAAACCGATCCAGCGACACGGGGACAGACTTGGTTTCCACAATCCATGTCGCGTAGGCAGCAAACTCGTTGTGACCGGTGGTGGCCGTCATAATCGTCGGGACGCCCAAACACATCGCCTGAAGCGGCATCAACCCCCAACCTTCGCCCCGTGACGCTGCGACAAAACAATCAGCCGACCGGTACAACTCGACCTCGTCCTCGACGCTCATCCATTTAGCGATGACCTGCACGTTCGGGTAGACGATCTTGGGGACACCGCCGATGGTTTCGGGAGTGCATTTCAAAATGAGCCGAGCATCAGGGTTACCCCACTTGCCGAACGCCTCGACCACCTTGTCCAAACCTTTCCGTAGCCAATGGGATCCACCGGCGAGAAACGTGATCTGTTCGTTCTTTGGTCGCCTGCCAGGTTTCCACATGGACATATCCACACCCAGCGGGACGACAACGGTATTCGGGTTGTATTCGCTGAACAATTCTTTGTTGTGCTGACAAGGAACGATGATCTGGTCAAATTGCTTTGAGTGCATCGCAAACTTGTCGGGAAGAACGCTTGTCTCCCACATCGTTAGACAGCTTCGATACTGGCCGCGATGCCACCCCTTGACCATGTTCGGCTGCTTGACATCCACACACACCGGTGCATCGTCCACAAGATCCACACAGATTTCAAGGTTTTCACGCAGCGAAACGTACGTTCTGCCGTACCCGTAGTAAGGCTCATTCGGGCCTCGGAATGTCAGACGATGCCTGTCTCCACTTGCCACGCCTCTTTCGCCTTCCTCTCGACTTCAGCGGCTCCGTCAATTCTTTTGGGTTGCAACCCATCAGCGCGAAGCCGTTTGTATGCCGGCATATCTTTGTTCCAGTTGCGTTCCGTCTGGTTGATCTGGGCGACCTGTTGACCGCGTGACGTTGTCGTATTCACGCCCATACGCACACCAGCTACCTTGCAGCCGAAACAGCCTTCGACGTTGAGATCAGGATGAGTTTCTTGATGCTTCATAATCTCTCAACTTTTGCTGCAAATCGTCAATAATTTCGCGCAACCGGCGAATCTCGCTTGCCCCAACAGTCCGAAAAGCGTCATACCACTCCATGCCGCAATGACACCCGCTCTTTTTCTCCATCCGCTCAGGCAACGTGACGATACTCCGCGCATACCACAACCGATCAGAAAACTCTGGATGGTCATCGTAGTTGTTGACTTCAATCACGTTATGTACGCCCCATACCCTGCCGCAGTCAACGATGCTACCTCGTCGGCATCCACTTCGTTGTCGTGTCCCCCGTAGTAGACCTTCGACACTAGATCCATGCTGAACGGTTCATCGTCAACGTAGGTGCCATTGGTCAGCAGATAGATGTTGCGGCCCCGAGCAGCGTTCCGCAGGTGATAACCGAGACGGTTGGCGAGACGCTGTTCGGCATTCAGGTACAGCCCAGCTTCGGGTTGCTGAGGCAAAACAAACGCAACAAAGTTGTCTGTCGGAGGTCTGAAGATAGCCATTAGGTGATGTACGCTCCGTAGCCCGCTGCGGTCAGATCGGTGACTTCTTGGTCGTCCAAGAATATGTCATGCCCGCCGTAGTAAATCTTCTCGACAAGCTCCGGTCGGCGGGGGTCGGTTGTCGAGTACGTCCCATTTGACAGTTTGTAAAGGTTGTCGCCCCGAGCAGCCTGCGGGGTATGCGCGAATAACTTGTCTGCGGGCGTCGTGCCGTAGCGTTGCGCGAACGGGACACGCTGGCGAGTGGGTACGCGGAAGATGTGCGACTTGACCCACTCCGCGCTACCAGATCCTGACCCAGTCCCAGTTCCTGAACCAAAAGCGACCCTCGCTCCTATAGCCCCCTCAGACCCCGTCCCAGACCCTGTGGCGGTACGAGGCGCAATGTGGAGGCCAGACGCAGCAGACGAGCCTACAGAGGCATCTGAAGCCGTTCTGGGAACGATTCGCAGAACAGTTGCCGACGACAAACCCGTTCCGGATCCGGTTCCCATTCTTGCCCGCGTCGACGCACCCGTGGCCGTCTCGGAACCAGACCCTGAACCAGACGCAGTTCGGATGGCAACAAGCAACTCTTCCGACGAAGAAGTGCCAGTCCCAGAACCGGTCGCTGTTCGTGCGTAAAGAATCGCGCCAGTCGCTGTTTCCGTACCCTGGCCAGAACCGGTGGCCGTGCGAGGCGAAATATGTAGACCTGCACCAGACTCCGTTCCAGCACCAGAGCCGGTAGCAGTACGCAAGGCGACTCGAACACCCGTTGCAGTTTCTGTGCCTGCACCAGAACCAGTTGCGGTGCGTGGGGCAATATGTAGACCCGTTGAAGTTTGCGACCCAGTACCAGAACCCGTGGCAGTACGGCCAACAATGCGTAGCCCTGTCGCGGTCTGCGTACCGGTACCAGAACCAGTTGCCGTACGGAAACGGACAACAACACCAGTCGCGGATTGTGTACCAAGACCAGACCCAGTTGCCGTGCGGTCTTTGATCGGGCCGAGGTAAAACTGGCCTCCGTTGACAAACCCGAAGGTGAAGTCTGTGAGCCTGTCAAGCGGCGTAGGCACCGCTTACTCCCTTAGTCCAGGGACAGCGTGAGAGAAGTGATCTGGAAGGTATCTCCAGCAGTAACAGCAGCCGAGGACGACAATGCGCCAGTCCACAAACAGTTGCCGGCAGTCGAAGCATCCCACGCCGACCAATGGCTGTACGTTTCCGTGTTCGAGACGTTCGTCCACTCAATCGTTGCAGACGTACTGATCGAACCAGACGACGCAGCATTCCACGACGCAGCCTTGCGCGTGGTGTTCGACGCAGCATTTGCTGTGCCATCCTCACCAGCGTCACCCGTGTGCAGCTTGATGTAGACGGTTGTCGGAGCAGTCCACGATGCGCGACCTGTCGCGTGGTCGAGGATCTTCAGTTCGGCATAGTTGGAAATCGACATCGTTACCTCGGGTCAGATAATAGCAAAAGCCCCCCGCTCACGCAGGGGGCTTCGCTCTTCTAGCGGCCCGACGCCGCCAGGATCAGTTGGTGCCGATGCTCGAGGACGACTCGATGCGGCGGAGGCTCGCCTCACGGAAGCGGCCGTAGCCACCGAGCCAGTACCAGCCGATGGGCTGGAGACGCATGAGAAGGTCGGTCACGTTGCCGCGAACGATCTTCGGAACTGCGCCGTTGCCGTCGGTGACGCTGTACGCCTTCGCCAGAGCCTGACGACCCATGATGTGGGTGCAGTAGACGTCCACCGTGCCGGTCGAACCCGAACCGTCCGAGGCGTTCGTGAACACCTTTGCGCGGGGCGTCTCGATGAAACGCACCGACTCGAACTGGCCGATCTCGCCGTTGTAGATGCCCATCGGGTTGACGTAGTTGGCGGGCGTACGCCACGCTGCTGCATCAGTTGCCGAGCGGAAATCGTACGACACGTCGGGGTGGATGTAGCCCATGTAGGCACCGTTGAAGGTGGCCACGTTGGCGGCGCGAAGCTGAGCGACGACCTTACGGACGTCGTCGGCGGCGATGATGTCCTCAGCGGCAACCGTGGTGCGGCTCGACGGCGTTGATGCGCCACCGGTGCCGTACACGACGTTGGTGCCACCGGCGAGGACGTCACGGACGACCTGGTCGATGGAGTCACCAGCGTTGTAGCCGATGATGTTCGCAGCCGAGGCATCGACGTCAAGGAACGACGTGCCACGGAGCTTGGCGGTCGTGACGACCGCGTTGCCGTACTCGTTGAGGGTGACGGTGACCTGCGAATCGCTGAGAGCGGTCGGGGTGACGTCGGTGACCTCGTTGAGGGTGCTGGTTGCTGCGGCGATGTCGGCAAAGATCGTGAACGTCACGCCGCTGCCAGGCATTGCCTGCTGGGTCGGCTGCACATCGGCAGCCTGGTCGAACAGAAGTTCCGAACGCAGCGCGAAATACGCGAGGCGGTCAAACGCTACCTGGTCAACCGAAAGTGAGGAGGTGGTTGTTTCTCCGGCCACTTGGGTTTCCTTTCAGGATTGGGGGGTTGGATCTTGGGGGGTATTACTGAATTGCTGAACGTGCCTCAGCCAAGATCGCTTCGACTTCCTGCGGGGATTCGGCGGCGTCAATTCGGGCCTGCCAGTCGACTGGTGGTTGCGCGGTCTGACTTCCTGCTGCAACCTTTGCCGTGCGGCTCCAGGCTGCTTGTTCGTCTGACGTTGCGTTGACCGGTGATGGGGCTTCAATCAACTGCGCCTCAATGGCCGCTTCTCGGATGGCATCGGGAGTCAGATCCCCGTCGTAGCCTTTCAGGAAATACTTGAACCTTGCATCGGTCGGATCAATACCGGCCTTGATGAAGGTGTTTTCCTTCTTGGCTGCGAGCAGTTCCTCACGCTCTTTACGCAGAGCCTTGAGTTCCTTCTCCAGTTCCTTGTTCACTTTCCTCAACGGATTGCGATCTTGGAAGTCGTCATCCTCGTAGTCGAAATCTTCGACGTTGGACATTTGGCACTCTCCTTTATTGCCCTCGCCGCAACGGAGGATTGCGACGGCTGCATGGTTGATTGGTCGCCCCTTGTACGCAAGCAGCTAGGGGGATTACTGCTCGGTTCCTCCACTCGGGATCGGCAACAAAATAGGCGATGGTTCTAGACGTCGCAACTATCTTGCGGTTCACCTTCGCAACACGTCGACTTGTAACCACACTTCGGGCAACGCCACCGGTTCTTGATCGGGTCGTAGTCCTCGCCGCAGTTTTCGCAATCGATCATTGACCGACCGTGCGTAGGCCCGTGATGCCTGTCTGCGTTTGGGCGAATCCGCCACCCTGCTGGAACTCAGCAATACGGCGGGCCTTGCGCTGGCGGATCCGTTGTGCCGCAGCCTCGGACAAACCAAACTCAGCCTGCAACGCTTCCTCTTGGCTAATCGTTGTTTCGCCGGCCTGCAATGCCTGCTGAACCTGGCTTTCCTGGGCGACAGTCGCCGCTCCCTGACGAACACGTTCAGGACTGACATTTTCTGCCACAAGACGCTCGGCCATTGACACGCCAAGTTGGATGCCTTGCTGGGCTGCTGCCGCCCCGACTTTCGCCGCTTCGGCCTGACGACGCAGAATATTTGCACCCCTTGTCGGGTCAAGGAAGTATGCCGCCAACTGTGGTTCTTCAACACCGTACAGATCTTTCATCTGCTTGATGACGTCGGGGCTGGAATCACGCACAGCGACAAACCCGCCTTCAACACGATCCCGCAACGTATAGGCATCAACATTGCCCTCGATGAGTTTTTGGAAATCAGAAGTCTGGTCGTAAAACTCCGTC